GCACCGCATGGCGCGGCACACCGAGAAGCGACTTCCGTCACTTCTCTTGGGCCCCCGTGTGGAGCAGGCTCCCGGTCCCCCTGTAAAGGGTCGCCGGGAACGTGCATCGAGGGGGCGATCGTCCCCACTCCAGCAGGTTTGGACAGCCTGCTGGAGCGGTTTGGTCCACTCTGGCTGGGATGACTTGCTGGTGGCTTGGCACCTCCACTCCTGGGTCACGAAGACCGGCCGTGCCCGCGGCTGGTTCTTCGTGGCCAAAGAGTTGAAGGCGTTGTGCCACCAGGTGCGCTCCGCCGGCCTGCGGTCCCTTTGCACTTCCGATTGCAGACTCCCATCTGCAATCGTCGAGTGTCTCAAGGGATTGGCACACAGGCAGGGCAGAGCTGCATTTGCCTTCTCTCGCTTGGCTAGAGCCCTTCCTCTCCCTCTCAACGGGGAGTCCGAGGCGCTCCAGGATGCCATGCGAGTGTCGGCAACAAGCCATCCCACATCGGACGGAACTCTCAGGATGCTTAGAGACTACGTGGTGGCCAATGCGAAGCCACGTACCCTCCGTAACCTGAGAGTTCTCCCCTCTTCGTCGTCGGCCTGCTTTGAGCTGCCTGCAGCTCAAGGTGGTGTCGACGCGTTCCTCCGTCGGAAGGGACTGCTCAAGTCCCTGGTTTTCGGCACGATGGGCGGTTCCACCGTTCGTCTTGTCACCAGGGAGTTTGGGCAGTTCTGTCAGGATAGCCTTGGGGCCTTCTGCCTCAAGGTGATCCGTGACAACGTGTCCTCTCTCGAGGACTCGTCTTCCGACCACGCAGTTCGCTGCCTTGGAGTCCTGGTGCTCCGCTCGGAGCGGGCCTTGGCCCGTTCCCGAGCGTGTGCGCTCGCGGCTCCAGGGATGAAGTGGCGAGTTATCGGTGTGCCCGATGCTCTCACTTTCATTGAGGGGACTTGGATCCGCTGGACTTCGGACTTGCTTCCTAGGAAGCATTTCGATCCCAGCGGGAACAAGTTCCCTCCAGCTTTCTGCGTGCCACTGCGGCCGGGAGGGACCTTCCACTCCTTGGACTTGTCCAAGGCGACGGATGGTCTCTCCCACGCAGTGGTAGAGGAGGTGGTACGGGCGCTTGTGGATGCCAAGGCACTCAGATCTTCGGATCTGGATGCCTCGCTCCGCTCGCTTGGTGTCGGACCCTGGGTCACCTCTTGGAGGTGGCCCGGTGTGCCCGGCCCCGTACCAGCGAAGAGGGGAAGTCCGATGGGCACTCCTCTCTCCTTCGTCGTGCTGTCTTGGGTCAACGCTTTCGCGACAGAGGCCTTTACAGCCTCTGTCACCCATGGCGACGATGCCGTCGGGTACTCGCTCAGTTCGGAGGAACTGGACGAGTACGAGGCTGTCATCGTCGATATGGGTGGAAGCGTTAATCGCCTGAAGACGTACGCGAGCTCTCGGGGGTTTACCCTTTGCGAGCGAGCGTACGTGCATCAGGGCACGACGAAGGGTAGGCCCGTTGCCTTCTGTCCTCCGCCTTGCCCCCCTCCAGGGGTCAAGGTGCCCACTGCGGCTGCCGCCGATCAGTGGCCGCTCTACCTCCGTAGAGCGGAGAGGGTTCAGAAGGCCCTCTTCCCGTGGCTGACCAATTCTGCCTCCGCCCGTCTCCCGACGAGCGTTGGTGGTCTTGGCTTCACGGGTAGAGGTCTCAAGGTCTCTCGCTCGGTCCGGGTCAGGCTCGGGGCTGCTTGCAGCACCGACCTGCCCGTTCTCGCGCGTGAGGTCCTTGAGAAGCGGGTCTACCGGGAGGAGGGCCTCTTCCCGCGCCCTGTGCAACCGGCGCCTCGTCACTCGGGCTCCTACTACCGATTCCGTTCTGGGTTCCTTTGGGACTCCAAATGGACATCGGTGGGGAGTGCTTCGTGGCGAGACACGGTCGCGTTCCGCGACCTCGTCGCCTTCCGCGAGGGTGAATGTCTTAGGGCATTCCTCCTTGCAGGGGGGCGTGCGAGGCGCGTAAAGGGCGCAGGAAGACCAGACAAGACCAAACGGCGTTCCCTCTTCCGGGTCAAGGCCGCGCCTCGCTGTGCTCCTTTGAGCGTTAGCGGTGGCGTCGCTGCCTTGGATCGGCTCTCTGTGCGCCTTAACGCGCAGAGAGTGAGGGTTCGCCAGGACATAGCCTCCATGATTCGTGGTAGAACCACAGAGGAGCAGTAGCCTTACGGCGGCTGCTCGGTATGCGTTTAGGCGCATATCGCTAATGGACATCG